GGACGGTACATTTGACCAATTAGGTCCGGTGCACCGACTTCTTGCATATGTTCGAGCTTCTGGATCTCCTGTGTTCTCTTACGACCTCTCAGCCGCGACTGATCGACTCCCCATTGCATTTCAGGTTCAAGTATTGAAATCCTTCGGGATCCCATACGCTGAATCCTGGGCTGCATTGCTGGTCTCGCGTCCATGGTATCTTAAGGATCAGCCTATTAAGTATTCCGTTGGCCAACCGATAGGAGCGTTGTCATCTTGGGCGATGTTAGCGTTATCTCACCATATTTTGGTGCAGATTGCCGCTGCTCGTGCAGGTGTCAAGGGGTGGTTCACTCACTATGCCTTGCTCGGTGATGACATTGTCATTGCTGATGAAGGTGTGGCTAAGTGCTACCTCTCGTTGATGCAATCTCTTGGTGTTTCCATTAACCTATCCAAATCTTTTGAAATGGTTTCTGGGACCTTAGAGTTTGCTAAACGATGGATTTCACCAACCCTAGGGGATCTTTCCCCTATGGGACCTGGTTTAATCCTTGCTGTTATTCGAAATCCGCGGATGCTCAGTACTCTGATTCAGGATGCCCTGAACCGAGAGTTTGTCTTTTCTTCGCGCGTTGTGGGAGATCTGAATCGGATCATGAAGTTTCTGCGTCCCAGTTCCTGGGCGAAGAAGTTTCGTAATCCGATCCTTTCTTCGGTTATTGGACCTACAGGTGGTTTATGGGATACGGCCAGTGGGCTTTATTTTAAAGCTGTCTGGATCGGTATATTCCCACACCTTATGGCTGATAAGTTAACACATCTTACGGAATTACTGTTCCGTGATATGGCCCTTGCTCAGTCAGCTCCCGAAATGGGGAGCGTTCAGACGGATCGTCTCGTTTCCAACTTTTGGAATGAGGCTCTCCTTCTGGGTCGTAACCTATGGGGGTGGATCTCAGCACCCTTAGTTCTTTGTTCTCCTGCCTTTTGGGTCTATTATGACCTAGCATTGAAGGGGGATGAGAAACTAGCAAGCTTCATTGAGGATTCAACTAACTACTATAATAAGTGGTCGTTGATGACTCGTGATCTTTCGGGTAAACTTCATCCAAAGGCTGAACCTGTACGTTCCGTAAAGGCTTTGGCCATGGACTTGGTTAGAGATACCTTTGACTCTCGGTTACTTGATTGGAACCGGAAAGTAGCAGAGGTGATGCTCACTTATCACATAGGATTATGGGCTTCCTGGGACAAATATGTCTCAGTAGAGACCATGCTCCGTGAAGATAAGGAACGTCGCGACCGAAACCGGTCACGCAATCTCTTCCGTAAGTTCTACAAAGTCATTCCAACAAATCGCTCTTTAGTTCCTATGCCTTCAAAGGCTAGCCACAAAACCTAACGAGTTGGTTAAACTCGCG